GAGTTAACAGATATCTATGTAGAGGTAACAAAACTTAAAACCGGCAAATGTATTACAGATTTAAAGTTTGATATACACGAAACAAGCGAAAAACTTCCGTTTGACAAGATACTGTCTAAAATAAATGAGGTGCACATGAGACTAAAGAAGGCATCGTCCACATCTAAAAGAAAAAGAAAGTTTTAGAGGCAATGTTTTTTAGTTTGGACCACTTTTTTGGCCCAAACTTTTTTTAAAGATGACTAATTATTTTATATCACAACTAAATTATTAAATCAATTTTTTCTCTCGCGCGCGCGCGCGTTTTTAAAATACTTTTTAAAGATCTTTTTAAAAACCTTTTAGGGGTCTGTGGGCTCTCTTCGTATGGTTTGTTTGAGTCTATTTGATGGGTAAAAAACGAGTTCTTGATGGGTAAAAAACGAGTTCTTGATGGGTAAAAAACGAGTTCTTGATGGGTAAAAAACGAGTCTTAATGGGTCAGGTATTGACAGTACATATTAAATAGTTTATAATCATCACAAAAGGAGGTGAAAAATAATGGATTCTAAGAGAAAAAATAATATGAGTACAATGATGATAAAGTATGAAAATCGTCTAAACGAGATTGTTTTAAAAGATTTCCGCAGCATGGAATACAATGTGTTTTTTGCTATTATTGCCAATCTTCAGGATGAAAATACAGAAAAAATCTCAATGACTTGGGATTACATTAAAAAAATTGCTAATTTGGAAAATAAGCATTATACGGATGAACAATTTAATCAAAAGCTTAAAAACATGAATAAAAAACTTAAGAGTATAGATTATACAGTTATTATTGACGAACACATCGAACGGGATTTTGTCTTCTTCCCGACTTTTGATAGAGATCCAAAAAAAAAGTTATTAACTGTTTATATCCATCCAGCCGCCGCTTATTTAATAAACGAAGTCAAAAAGCACTTCACAATGTTTGAATTACAAGAATTCGTACAGATTGATGGTAAGTATGCGAAAAACCTTTACAGGCTTCTCAAACAATATAAGAATACAGGTGTTCTGCATATTACAATTGAGGATATTAGAGCCAAGTTGGATATTCCAAAAACTTATAAAAACATGGCTATTACGAAAGAAATTATTACGCCTGCAATTAATACGCTCAAAAAATATTTTGATGGACTGACCTTTAGCACCAAACGTGGAGCGGGGCGGGGAAGACCAATGATTGGTTATGAGTTTCATTTTGTAGTGGAAGAAGTTAAAAAAGTTAGGAAAGGTTCTGAGACAAAAAGCAATAGCTTTTGTCCAGAGCTTAAAGATAATCTAACAACTCTCAAAGATAACTATTCTGATATTTGTCCAGAATTAAGAGGTGAAAAACCAAAACAACCTGAAAGAACATCAGATTTTGAAGTGACAGCAGATATGTTTAATGATTTACGACGTGCTATTAACTAATGGTAGCATATAAAATTTTTGTCCTTTATTAAATCGCAATAAATAGACAGACATACCAATTTTCAGTTTTGTTGGTATCTTTATTGTTATCTCCTGTTCTTTTATCGTATATTCCTTTTCTTCTTCATTTTCATCCAATAAATTAATTTTTTGCTCTTGTATTATTATTTTTTCTTCATGTTCTTTATATTCACTTGGGATAACTACCATATCTTCTTTTATATCGATAAACTGTCTTAAATTTATCTTTAACGGTTCTAATGAAATTATATTACCAATTACAACATCAAGCGGTTTATTTGCTTCAATAGCGTCAATAGCTATTTTTTTTATTATCTGTGTTAATTTTTGTTGCATTATTTATTTATCATCCCTACTAATTCTGCATATTGTTCATTTGTTATTCTTTGATTTAATAAAAATATATCAAGTTGATTTAATAAAGTTTCAGCGTTGTAATTTCCGCTTTCTATAATTTTTTTTATTCTTTGATATAACATGTTTATAACCCCTTTATAAAATATTTACTTATAAAAATTATCAAATTTTATAACCCCAAATTAGCAAGACAAACTAAATAATCAGTATTCACTGATGTTTCTAATATAGCTAATTCTATATCTGTCAGTGTATTATCTTTTTTTTCTTCATTTAATGAAGGTTTTGTATATTTTACGATTGCACCATTAGAATATTCTTCTATGATATAAGCTTGACCATCTTCAAATATTTCTTTTTTATTAATTATATATGCCATTATTACACCCCCCTATTTAATCCAAAGTATATAATGCCTGAATTCTTGCGTCGGAGGTTAAACTTTCTGATATTGCTTTTACTTGTACTGTACAATTATTAAAAGGTATTGAATTTGTTAAACACGCAAGTCTGCCAAAGCTACCAGGAGATACTGTTTCTGTATAAGCAGGTGAAAATATTTGCAACCTTGTTCGCCCGTATCTGCTATCAAGAAAATTATGAGGGCATGTAACAAGTCCATAATATTCATTTGCATCATTTCCTCTAGTGATGATGAGTGTTTCTCTAGCTGAAAACAATAAATATCCTTGAGTGTTACTTGTACTCGTAGATGTTGAACCATGAACTGAATAATCTAAAATAGTTTGATTATCAATAGTTATTATCACTTGTGTTTTTACACTTGTATTATCGCTTCTAATTACTGGTATATATATCGTCATTCCATACAATTTTCCAGCACCTGATATCGATAATGTTATAGGTGTACTTGTTGTGGGTGTTCCGCTTGTACTTGGCGATAAAAACAACTTGAAAACCGATAATGAATCAGTATTATCTTTTATATCAGTTGCTAAATTTTTAATAGCGCCTAAGCCACTTGTTGAATCATTTAAAATTTCGTCAAGCGGTTTAGATAAATTGCTATTAATCTTTTTTACTTCTGCCCAGCTCATTTTTTTACTCCTTTTAATTTATTGTAACAGTAATACTGCCATCATTATTAAATACTGTTTGCTTTGTATTTTGAACTACTCCTAATGCATTAAAATAAGTTTCAGTTATGCTCCCATTACTATTAAAGACTGTTGCTTTATACGAATTATCAAAAAAAGTTTCAGTAATACTACCATCGTTATTAAAGACTGTTGTAGAACTCTTTTCAAGAGGGAAACCACCGGACGGGATACTGTCAGATATGTTTTTAATAGTTGTATCTAATATATCTGAATTACCGTTAAAATCATCGACATCAAAAAAATCATCTTGTGATGGCTTCTTTAAATTATAATTTGGCGTATAACTTGCCATTTAAATTCCACCTTGTAAATTATTTTTGCCATTGATATTATAATAACACATTAAAAAAAATGGAGTGATTATAATATGAGCAAAATTATATTTGAGAGTGGGTTAGAATTAAATTGCGAATTGGTAGAATTAGAAAAACGTTATAGTCATGGTGCTGATAGAGAATGTTTAGTTATTCATTTGAAGGAATGGAATAATACAGATTTAAAAACTTTTGCAAGTACACATTTGATTAGTGGAACTATAACAATAAAAGATAATGATAATGATTATGTATATACAAATTATGAGATCTTTCATGAGCTTAAATATAACGGAACAGAATATGTATTGATAATAGCTCAATTAACCGCGCAAGAGATTAAGTACAACGAACTTTTGAAACGAGTAGAGGCTTTGGAAAAATGATGAATATAAATTGGACAGTCAGGATAAATAATCCTATTTGGTGGTGGCAAATATTTTTAGCTGTTTTTACACCATTATTAACTTATTACGGATTAAATTTTAAAGATTTAACAGGTTGGGATAAAGTCTTTAAACTTTTAAGAGATGCACTATGTAACCCTTATATATTGGGCGTTATTGTTATTAACGTTTTAAATACGATAAATGATCCGACAACGCATGGGTTAAGTGATAGTGCAAAGGCAATGAAATATGTAGTACCGCATTAATTAACAATGCAAAAGCGTTGATTTTCTTGGAGGTTCATATGGTTAAAAACAATATAAAAAAGATTATTCAAGAAAGAAAGATAAGTGAATTGGAGTTAAGTGAAGCAATATTTGTTTCGTATCAAAGCGTGAATAGATGGTGTAATAATAAGTATCAACCGAATATGGATTATGCGTTTTCAATTTGTGAGTATTTGAAAGTTCCAATACAAGAAATGTTTATATACAAAAAGCAAGCGGAGTGATTAAAAATGTTATTGTTTAAATTATGCGAGGGGGTTAAAAATGTGTTTTTAAATATATTTAAACAGAATTTACCAGAACAACCAATAACAATAAATTTGAAAGTTAACGAAAAACGCATTGTAGATTGGTTATTTTCAAAAGATAGATTGGAACAAATAACAGGTGATAAGTACTATAAAGGGATACATGATATTTTGTTTAGAAAAAGAACTGCAATAGGCAACGATGGGAAACTTATAGAAGTAGACAACTTGCCAAATAATAAAATAGTAGATAATCTATATAAAAAAATAGTAGATCAAAAAACAAATTATTTAGTAAGTAAAAGTGTAACTTTTTTAACAGAATTAGATGTTAACGAAAAACTTCAAAATGAAATTGATAAGTATTTCAACTATGACTTTGATATATTGATGAAAGCTATTTGTGTTGATTCTCTTAATTGTGGCATTGGTTGGATTTATCCTTATTATGATGAAGATGGCAATTTCAAATTGAAGAGATTTCCACCATATGAGATTTTGCCAATATGGGTTGATGAAGAAAAGACAAAATTAGAATTAGCTATTCGATTTTATGATGTAAAAACGTATATAAATGGTGAATTTAAAATATGTCATAAAGTAGAAATATATAAACGAGATGGTATAGAATATTACGATTTTATTAATAATCAATTGATACCAGATACTACAAAAGAATCAGGAGCATATTTTAAAGTTAATAATAAGGCTTATAATTGGGGCAAAATCCCTTTAACAGCTTTTAAATACAATTATTCTATGATACCACTGATAAGAGATTTAAAAACATTGCAAGATGTTCTAAATACTGCTTTGAGCGATTGGCAAAATAATATGCAGGAAGATAGCAGAAATTCGATATTAATATTAAAAAATTATGATGGGGAAAATTTAGGCGAGTTCAGACAAAATTTAGCAACTTATGGCGCGGTTAAAATTAGAGAAGATGGTGATGTTAAATTATTAAAAGTAGAAATTAATACAGGTCAATATAAAGAATTTATTGAGTTTATAAAAAAAGAAATGATAAGTGTAGCAAAAGCATACGACGCAATAGATCTGCGTTCTGGAAATGAGCCTAATGAACTACAAATAAAATCTGTATTGAATGATATAGACATGGACGCAAATAGTATGGATGTTGAATTTAAACATTCTTTGAAGCGCATATTATGGTTTTTCAAAGCCGATTTAGCAAATAGGAATATTGGAAATTTCTTTAATGATGATACGGAAATTATATTTAATAAAGATCAAATAACTAATGAATCACAGGTTATAAATGATATAAAAAATTCAGTTGGGATAGTTTCTCACAAAACATTATTAAAAAATCATCCATATGTTTATGACGTAGAACAAGAAGAAAAACAAATGCAAGAAGAAAATCTGGTTAATAATATTCAAAATGCAGATAATAATGTAGACGATAATATTAAAAAAGGGGCAAAAGAAGGCAATAATGGATAGATTAAATATAGATATATTAGATTATTTGCCAGATATTATTAAGGATGTAACAGAATATCAAGAGATAGCCAATGCAGAAAATCCTACTATAAATAGTTTGTGGGAAAATCACAGGAAGACATTTAACAATCAATTTATAAATACTTTGGATGAACAAGGTTGCGCACGTTGGGAAAAAATGTTGGATATAACTCCAAAAGGTACAGCAACAGTTGAAGATAGACGCTTGGCAATACTAGCAAGAATTAATGTTTCATTGCCGTATACTTACAGACAGTTAGAGAATTTCTTAAAGAATATTTGTGGGAATGGTTACACAATTAATTTAGACAGTGCTCATTATAAATTAACAGTATTATTAAATTTAAACAGGAAGAATCAATTTGATGAAGTAGAGAATTTATTAGCTAAAGTAATACCTGCAAATATTATGTTTGATGTGATGCTGCAATATAATAAGTATAAAGCAATCAAGCCATATGAATATTCTGTATTAATAAATTATACTTGTTACGAAATAAGGACTAGCGATGAATTTTCAGGAGAGCATGCATCATATGGCGAAATAGAATCATATGAATATTATTATTTGGAAAATTATACTTTCAAGGATATAGAACTAAAAATTTAAAGGGTAACACCTTAAAGGAGTTTTAAAATGGCAAATTACACACCAAATTTAAATTTAAAAAAACCAGAAAGAACTGATTTTTTTAGTGTAAATGATTTTAATGGTAATGCTGATTTAATTGATACTGCTGTTGGTGACATTGATACTGCTTTAGATAGCAAATTAAACACAGATTTTTCTAATATTTCAGGTGGAGCAATTCCAATATCAAATGGTGGGACAGGAGCGACAACAGCTGCAGGTGCTTTAACTAGTCTTGGTGTAGATACTGCTTTAAGTAATAAGCTTAACACAGATTTTTCTAATATTTCAGGTGGAACAATTCCAATATCAGCAGGTGGCACG